TATTGTGATACCCCTACAGGTGTCACTATTTTATTGTATGTTTGTTTACTCATATTTTCCTTATTGTTATTGTTCTCAGTGTTTTCTCCAAGATTGTTGATTGGTCTATAAGTGTAAGTTTAGTTTTCTAAACCTTTCCACATGTGCATAGGTTTAGGCGAAAAAATACTTACATTGATGTAGTTGGTCTAACTCCAAATTTCCGTCTTTTGGTCTATTAGGTAAATTTGATATAGCTTCCTCTGGTATATTTTGTGATACTTGTTGTTTAAATTTAGAAAGTAAATCTTCAGAAAATATACCTACAAAGGCTTCTCTTATACTTTTGTTTAACACATCAACATCACACGCATGAGTAGCAAAACTATCATGGACATTACAAAAATTATTTATACCATTTTCTTTTGCAATGTTTACTGTCCTAATCATACAAGCACTATCTAGGCTGTGAACATAGTTAGCCGCCGCCGCATTACGTTGTTTCATTTTATCAGTTTCATTTGTAGGTGTTTTTATTTGAGGTGCAAACACTTCACCCATTAAATGAGATTGTACTCTTTTACTTTTCATTTCTGGGTAATATTGAAACACTGGAAAGCCGACAGGTGTAACCCAATGTAAAGGCACTCCTTCTTTAGCTACAACTTTAGCAATATCTTGTAAATATTGCATACCTTGTTTTGCTGATTTTAAATTTTCACCTATACTTTGCCAAATTATTTTAGATAAATAAATAGCAGGTTTAAACATATCATTAAAAGGGTGTGTTTCTCCTTTGTCTTTTCTTTTAGTTAAATCCTCAACTACAAAATCAGTACAAGCATATCTGGTACTTCCATAAGTAAGTGTCATTACAGGTCTTTTACAAGTAGAACGCTTTACTCCATAGTCTAACCATTTTACAGCTAACTCATCACCATTTTTAGCATTATCTTTTGTGTTAACAATAACTTGGTCTTTGACAAGACTATAAATATCTTGAGGTTCTTTACTTGGAACACAATTAACCAATTTACCAGAAATTTCATCTTTTAATAATAAAGAATAAATCTGTAATCCATTACAAGAACCATCTACATTGACAGGTATATGAGAAACAAATCCATCACCTTCTTTTGTATATCTGTTCCATTCATCACAAAATGCTAAAAATTGAAAAGCATTGTCTGCATCTTCCCATTGTCTATTTCCAATAGGGTCTTCAGCACAATCTTTAATCCAATTTTGATTATCAATAGTCCATTTCTCTCTATTTTCTAATGACACTTTATCATTACCCCACATATTAGCTCCATGTACAGCTAACCAGAAAACACCTCTATTCTCTTTAGTAATAGGTTTCCCTTGACTAAAATTTAACAAGGCTTTTGCACCATTAATAGATTGATAATTAAGAAAAGGCGGAACACAATAAGCTCTTCCTCTAAAGTCTAATTGTAAAGGAAAAAACATAGTAGCATAGTCTTTAAATTGCTCTGCTAAATTTATTATTTTAGCATAAAGTATTCTTTTAGATGCCATTCTGTTATTCTCTGTGTGGACAATAACTGTTTCTTTTTTCCATTTTAAACGAGATTTAGGATTAGTTTCAATATCGTGGGGTTTGTTTGGAATTGGGAGATTTTCAATAGGTGGCATACCTCCAATAGAAAGTGATTTATCCCAAGCATGTTGCATTACTTTAAGAATAAATTTATTGATTTTGTATGATGTGCTTTGCATTAAATTTATAGCTTTAGTTACCTCTGGCATAGAAAATGCCTCAAGCTCATTGATAAACTTTTTACCTTTTTGTTTTACAAGGTCTAATTCTGGCATTTCTGAAGTCCAGTAGCCATGACCTTGAACTTTGCCATCTTCAACTGATTTTGGAGCAAGTACCATAGGTAAATACTCTGGGTTAAGTAGCTCATTGAAGTTATTTCTATTAGAAATCCACTGTCTAGTCCCCTCTGCTTGTTTTATAACTTTTACTGTTTTATGTTTATGCTGTTCAGTAGTAACTTCAATTAATCTAGTTTTCTCTATCATTAAATCAATTAAAACCATTCCTACATGCAATCTATCTGTTGTTGACCATTCTTGCCAAATAGCAACATTATCTCTTTTAGATTGTTCTCTGAATTTTCTTCTTTTATAATTGTAATTAAAAGACCTTTTATCTAAATCTTTTTTTACAGTTTGATATAAAGTAGGATTTAATGCCTCAAAATTTTTAAGGCTTATTTCAGTTTCAATTCTACCTCCTAATTTAATTGCAGTAGCAGTCAAATTTTTAGTAGTAGTGATTGTATTAATTACATGCTTTAAAGTTATTAATGCTGTAGTTAATGGATTTACTAATCTTATATATTTTAATGATATGGGAGTTTTGGAATGGACGTTAGCTTCTGTTTGTTCTATCCACTCTGCAATGGCTATTGCTAAAGGACGTACTGATGTGGCTACAATGACTTTTCCGTAAGATGTGACGCTTTCTTCTTCACGTTCAATGTGTGAGAGCCTCCTCTTATTTGTTTTATTTTTTCCAAGCTGTGCTGATAACTTTTCCATTTCTTGTTGGTTTTTAAAGTTAGGCATTATTTCAAGTATTCTCATGTGTTCTCCTGTTTGTTGATTGATGCAACTACGGAATGACCTACAAATTAGGTTCACTCCTTTGCTATTTTATTTAGGTTGTGATAGAGAATAGTCGTTGAGTTTACTTGTAAAAACAAACTGAAGGCAACGTGGCGGAATGGTTACGCAGAGGATTGCAAATCCTATTGCATCTATGCACACCTGAATACGCCATTATTACTAACATTGTCATTACTAACTTTCCAACTATCCTCATATCACGACTTATGTTTAAGCGGATTTATTTATTCCGTTTAAAACATTTACTGCTCCCATTAAATTATTAGGTATTAAATGAGAGTATCTTTTTATCATCTTCCACGACTTATGACCCAACATTTGACCAATCATGTGTAATTCTACCTTACCAGATTGTGCTAAACGTGTTGCACAAGTGTGTCTCAAGCAATGAATGACAAACTCTTTGTCGTCTTCAAGGTTCATTGCTTTTCTTAAACGTCTCCAAGTATTCTCACAAGTCCAATATTTTAGATGTGAAAACACAAGGTCGTTTCTTTCCGCTTTTATTAACAATTTAAGAACAATAGACTTAGCACGTTCTGTTAGCGGTATACCTCTAGGTTCACCATTTTTAGTGACACTAGCAGGTAAATTAACAACATAGTTTCCATTGTTGTTATGCACCATTAACTTCTTAATAGATAACGCTTCGCCTAGTCTCATACCTGTATCAATTAAGAACAAATAAAATTCCAAATAGTCAACCATATTCCACTCGGTTAACAATCTGATAATTTCTTGCTCTTCCATTGGTTCAAGGTATCGTTCTCTACCATTGTTTTCTGTCTGCCAATCAATATGAGGCATTCTATCAAGATGATAAATAGACTGTCTCTGGTTAGCAAACCTTAACATCTTACTGATTGATGAAAGATAACGATTGATAGTAGCAGGAGCAAACCCCCTGTCTTCTAAGGTGTCCACAATGTTTTCAATGTGGGTATCGTTAATTTCAGTTACAAGCATTCCCTTACCAAGCATTTCAATAACTTTCTCGGCTCGTTTAGATTGCAACTTTTCCCAACCTTTAAGTGTTAATTTGCGGTGTATCTCCGTTAACAACTTTACATTTCGTTGTTGCATATAGACCTCCGCTTTTCATTGTTATTTAACCCAACTTAAAAGAGTGCTGTGAACTCTTTTACCTTTTGATGTAAGACGCACTAACTTTCTTCGTCTTTCCATTGGGTCTTCAAAAGTTTCTAATAGACCTATACCAATCTTTTTGTGCCTATTTATATCTCCTAATTTATAAACATTTCGTGACACTGAAGATTGAGCTATGTCTAAATCTTCGCTTATTGTTTGCATGGCAACGCCGTCTCGTCCACCATGAACGCCCACATAAAAAAACACAGCTACAGCCTGTGCTTCAATTTGTGTATCAAACTTTCGCATCTCTTCTATTATTTTTAATAGATTTAATCCGCTACTCATTTTCTTTCCCTTCCCTTTCTATAAACAATTATGATATGAAAAACCTCCAATATCCAAAATCTAATATTGTTTCATAATTGTCTTTACTCACTTTAAGATTACTCCATTT